CGGTGGAAGCTGTCAGGCTTGCGGCGCGCGAGCGGGCAACGACGTGGTTCTGCACATCGACCATATCAAGCCGTATTCGAAATACCCTGAACTTGGCAACGATCCGAACAATCTTCAGGTTCTTTGCGAGCAGTGCAATCTCGGAAAATCTAACATTGACGAGACCGATTGGCGGCTACCCCGGCCGAGGGCCGCCGCGTGACCGAATCTGAGCGCATCAAGCTCACCATCATCCTCCACCAGTTCACCGCCGCATCGCGCCTAACTTCGATGGAGATAAGCGCCATGCTGCAATTCATGGACGGCCGTGGCTATTCGATCACGGCGCCTATTTTGCCAACCCATAAGGAAATTAAGAATGAGCAATGATTACTACGCCGACCCCCACATCGAAAGCCCAAGCGAGACGCTGCCGCCGCCTTCCGAGCACGAATCCGCGAACGAGGCAGTTCGCGAAGTTCAAGACGAAATCTTCAATACCATCGCAAACAACCCGGACGACAGCACAGAGGATTACGTCGCGGAACGCAAGGACAGAGATGCTGTCGATCGTGGCGAAACGCTAAGTCCCGAAAGGGAGGCTGCGCGCTTGGAGCGCTACATGCGAGCGATGGAAGCTGCCGGCGATTTCGATCAAGCCGTCGAAACCCATCAGAGCGAGGCGCAGCACGAGAGCGACCTGGCGCACCGTGACAGCGCGGTCGCGAGAAACACCAGACACGAAATGAGGGTCGAGCAGTTCGAACGCCAAAGGCCCGATTACCGTCAAGTGGTTCAGGGCGTCTTCTCAGCGATCCCAATGGGCGACCACGTCGCGGAGGCTTTGATCGAATCGGGCCGCAGCGCCGAGTTGGCCTATGCGATCGCAAACAAGATCGCGGAGCACCCGAACCCGGTCGCGGCGATGGCGACGATCAACAGCATGACCCCGCAGGAGCTGAAAATCGATCTTGCTCGCATCGAGGGCGACCTCAACGCGCAAGAGCGGATGGCTCGGCAACCATCACAGGCCCGCCGGGTGACCAAAGCACCACCTCCGATGCGCCAGGTGCGCGGCGGCAGTGCAAGTCCGTCTTTCGATGCCAGCACAGCCAGCATGGAAGAATACGCCGCAAGGCGTAAGTCCGGTTGGAGGGGCTAGAGCATGGCTAAATCCTCTGTAGACACGATCCGACACGCGCGGAAGCAACTGCGCACCGGCGACATGGACGTTGCGAGTTATGGCCGGTTGGAAAACGATCTGCTCTCCAAGGACAAAGGCGGGGAGCTGAAGGCTCACCTGAAGCGCAACCATCCGAACGAACACTTGACGATGGAGCAGTACGCAAAGAAGCGCCAAGGAGGCTGGCAAGGATGAGCACATTCGATCCATCTAGTGTCCAAGAGCTGCGCACCAGCCCACGGCTTCCTGAACTGCGCGCCATATTCGCTGCCATCGCCAAGGGTGAACCCGCCAACAAGGTTTGGCTTATGGCCAACAAGTTCACCCAAAAGTCAAATGCGGTTGAGCGGGAAAGAATTCCCGATCTTGTCGAAAAGGAGCTTGAGAAACGATGACGATGCAGAGAGATGAGAAGGGGCGGATACTCCCAGGCTCGGGTGGGCGCCAAAAGGGGTCGCAGAATCGGCTCCAAGCAGACTTCGTGGAAGCACTGCAAAAGGATTTCTCGGAGCATGGCGTAGGCACCATCAGGATCGTGCGCGCCGAGCGACCCGCTGAATATCTCAAGCTCATTGCGAGCGTGTTGCCCAAGGAGTTCTGGATGGGCGAAGGCCCGGTCAGCGAGCTGTCCGATACCGAGCTAGCGGAAGTCATCGAGTTCGCGCGTGCCAAGAAGTCGGTCGCGTGATGAAAACCAAAGCTAAGGCGCGGGGGAAACCGGCGGCGGGTGATACAAGCTCGCCGCCGGTTGAGGCTCCGTCGATCGATTGGGCCGTGGCTGAGCAAGCACTCGTCGAAGAGCAGAAACGCCGCTTTACCCGGAAAAAGCTCCAATCTGACTTCGTCTATTACTCGCCAGAGTGCCTCAAGATCAGAACGAAGGCCGGCGCGATTGCCCCGCTCGAATTGAACGAGGCCCAGCTATATCTTCACAAACGGCTCGAGGCACAGAAGCAACGCACCGGAAAAGTCCGGGCGCTCGTGCTCAAGGCCCGGCAACAAGGCATTTCAACTTACATCGGCGGCCGCTACTATTGGCTGGCATCGCACACGAAGGGCGTCAGGGTTTTCATTCTGACGCACGAGCAGGACGCGACCAACAACCTGTTCGGCATGGTCGAGCGGTATCACGCGCACTGTCCCGAGCTAGTTAGGCCGAGCACTGGAGCTTCAAACGCTAAAGAATTGTCGTTTAGTTCGCTGGAGTCTGGATACGCCGTAGGCACTGCGGGCGCAAAGGCAACCGGGCGATCGCAGACGGTTCAGTTGTTTCACGGTTCGGAATGCGCATTCTGGCCGAACGCAGAAACTCACTTCGCTGGCGTCGTGCAGGCGATACCTGACCTGCCTGGAACGGAAATCATTCTTGAAAGCACCGCTAACGGCGTTGGTGGCGAGTTTCATGAACGCTGGCAACAGGCAGAGGCCGGTACAGGCGATTACGAAACGATCTTCATCCCGTGGTTCTGGGACTCCGGCTATCGCCGCGAAGTCCCTGCGGATTTTCGACTTGATGACGAGGAGCGGGATTACGCCCGTGCTCACAAGCTCAGCCTTGAGCAGATGGTTTGGAGAAGAGCGAAGATCGCAGAATTAAAGGACCCGCTACTTTTTCGCCAGGAGTACCCGAGCAGTGCATCGGAAGCGTTCCAGCTTACCGGGCATGATGCGTTCATCAAGCCTGAGCTAATTCTACAGGCTCGGAAAGCCGTCCTCGAAGGTTATGGGCCGCTCGTCATCGGTGCCGATCCTGCCCGTTTTGGCGATGATCGTTTCTCGCTGGCCTGGCGCAAGGGGCGTCAGGTTACGAAGATCGAAAGCAAGGCGAAGCTGGACGTTGTTGCCGGCGCGAACTGGATCAAATCGGTTATCGACAGCGATAAGCCGGCGCGCGTGTTCGTTGACGTCGGCGGCGTTGGCGGCGGCGTGGTCGACATCCTTCACAGCTGGGGCGGGGACTATCTCGACAAGGTCACGCCCGTCAACTTCGGAAGCGAGCCGCAAGAGCCGCATTTTCTTTTGCCCGACGGAACGAAGAGCGCCGGCCCAAGAAATCGGCGCGCAGAGATGTGGCAGAGGTCGAAGGATTGGCTGATGGGAATCGGCGGCGTCGACATTCCCGACTTAGATAGCTTGCAGGCTGATGCTTGCGGCCCATCGTATTCCTACGACGTCAATCAGCGGCTCTTGCTCGAATCCAAAGAGAAGATGAGGTCGCGCGGCATTCGATCGCCCGATGCCTGGGACGCAATCGCGCTTACCTTTGCCGAACCGGTTCACGAGGATGTCGATGCGTCGCCACAGTATCCATTCCGATATCCCGGCGGCGGGGGAGAAAATGCATGGATGGCATAGCGATGGAAATCGAACCCGAGATTGCACTACCGGTCAAAGAGAGTCGGCGGGAGTCTGGCTACAAGCGGATGAAGCGCAGGGCCCTGATTGCCGAAGCAAAGCTGGTCGACCAGAAAGCGATTGCCGACGAGCAAAAAGCTCGTGCCGATCTCTCGGGGGAGGACGTGGCCGCGCTTGAGGGAATTGTTGAGAGGTTGCTCAATCATCTCGATCGCGCCGCCCGTATCGACATGACCGACGAGGACCGCAACCGCTACCGGCGCATGGTTGCCGATATTCGCGGGCACCTAGCAAACAAGGAATAGCGGCAAGCGCCGCTTAAGCCTCTGCCGAGACCGGATGTACGTCAGGCGTGGGGCGCCGGAATTAGCGCGGTAGGTCGGATTCCTTTCATCAACTCACAAAAATTGCTTAAATGCTAATGCTATAGTGATTGCCAGCTCGCCCTTGCGGGCAATTAGTCGAGAGACGGCCCGTGATGATTTTCCCAATGCTTTCGCGATCGCGTCCAGCAGCGTCAAGTTTCGAGACAAAGGACGTCCTTGTCGCCTTACCTTTTGTTGGCTCGGCTATCGCGATGTCCTGGGAAGTGGGTTCGTTTATCCCGATTAGCGGCATCGGCGGGGGCACCTTTGGGCTGTTTTCACTTTCAGAGCATTTGTCGTTCGCTATGGAGGCTTTACCGATCGGGCTTGTATGTGCAGCTATGCTGCCCATAATATTCAGCGGCGCCAGTAGGCCCCTTCGAAGTCACCTACGTCGCCCCAATGGGCGATCGATGCGAATTGGTATACGTATCGGCGTTACAGTTTTAGCCCTTATTGGAGCAGGTATCGCGGCTTTGGGCTTCTACTTGCGGGCATCACCATTATTGGTCCTGTCCTTCGCGGTGTTTGCTTTGACGGCTAACTTCGCAATTTATCCGCCAGCAGTGCTTTTGTGGTCAAAGCAACTGTTCGTCGCTGCTGCCGCGTTCGCGATGGCGATGGCAATGGCAATGGCGTTCGGCCTTGACTACACTCGTGACATACTCAACGTTCCCGGACGCCATTCTGTGCGCGCCGTCATCAACGATACTAACAAAGAAGTTGTTGTCCTACGAACCGGCCAGCGTGGTCTGCTTATCTATGAGCCCGATTCCCGACGCTTTGCTTTCGCAAAATGGGATGCCGTGAAGGGATTTGATTGGGCCAGACAGCCGATTTTGAATGTCCAATAGGGCCCATGCTCGCGCTGCGGAGTCCACTGAGCCGGGCCGACCGAGCGGTCGTCTTTTCACCAATCTGCGCATTACCAGCCACCACTGAAATGACTGCCTATCCGACGCTCACGAAGGGTTTGACTCAATGGCTCCCGCGCGAAATCCACTTGTCGCGTTCATCTTCCGGAATGTCCGCCGCCTTTCGGACGTATGCGCCCCAGTCTGGCAAATGTCCTGGAGGAACGATCAATTCGCCCACCATAATATGATCATCGGCTTCCACTTCACCCAAGTCGACCTCCTTATTTGGAAGGACGGCAATGACCTTCTTGCCGACGAAAACCAGAACTTGTTGATGATCAACAAGGCGGCGCGCCAACGTACGAATCCGCGACCAATACGGTTCTTCAAGCCACCGATTAGGAAAGGCTGGATCGACCCAAACAGACAATCTCGTTTGTTCAGATTGAAGAACTAGCTTTGCTGAAGCTGGGAACCATTCA